CAGGCGGTAAGACAAGAACAACTGCTGATAAAGATTTGTGGGCAAAACACAAAGGTAAGTCTGAAGATACAGAGGTAGGGGAAAAGAAGTATCTTAGAACTCATCCAAAACTAAAGAATTTGAAAATCCCAGTAAATAGAAAGAAGGGTAGAATTATAAGGCCAGGCGAAAAGGCATTTAAGGATGAGGTAGAAGACCCTCGTGAGATTGGTACAGACGCAAGAAGAATTGCGTACCAAAAAGGTACGCCTGGCCAAGAGATTAAAAAGTTTACAGAACATACTTCATGTTGCGATGACTGTGCAGAAGAATCTAATCTAATCGAATCTAATGTATATCGTGTAGGTTCTGAAAAGTATTACGAGTTCTTCCAAGAGAAAAGAGATGAATACAAAATTGGTGTCTATGAACCAACAGGTTTTGATAAAGAAATTATGGAAGGTGACTTAGGTAAATTCGATATGTATCAGGGAAACCATGTTCCACTTGATTGTCCTATGATTGAGGAAAGAGATGTAGAACTTAACAAACCTAAAGTGGGTGGGCCTAAGAAGTACTATGTGTATGTAAAAGATCCAGCGACAGGTAATGTTAAAAAGGTTACTTTTGGAGATACAACTGGATTAAGAGTTAAACTAGATGACAAAGAGGCAAGAAAGAGTTTTGTCGCTCGTCATAATTGTGAAAATCCAGGCCCTAAAACCAAGGCAAGATATTGGAGTTGTAATCTACCACGTTATGCAAAACAACTTGGTTTGAGTGGGGGAGGCAACTTCTTTTGGTAAAACCATACACCCAAACTTATGATAATGGAGTTATTGTCAGACAGTTTGATGAGGACGTTAATGATGACGAACTCATATGGCATAGAGACAAAAGAACTAGAGAGATAACAGTTCTAGAAGGTAAAGGTTGGAAACTACAACTAGACAATCAATTACCTACAGAATTGAAACAAGGAAAGTTATACACCATTCCAGAGATGGAGTATCACAGATTAATAAAAGGAACAGGGAAACTTGTTGTAAAAATATGGGAAGAAACAAATGACTAGATATAGTTCAACTATGACAGAGGCCCTGCAAGAAGTTCGTGAGGGTTTCTCTACAAAACAAATTAAGATGGCAATAGGTATTGCATCAGACAAAAGATATGCCGGTGGTAATATGACAGGTGCAGTAAATGCCATTGAAAAAATTAAAAGGGGATTGTCTGACCATCCACAGGTTGCCGCTGTTCTAAAAAGACAGAATGAAGATTTAGAAGAAGCAAAAGAAGTTCTGTCTCGTTTTAGAGATGACAAACTAAAAAAGAGTGTTATGAGTCTTGCAAAACAAAAAGGACTAAAAGTCAAGGATATGGGAGATAAGATTGAAATCTCTGGTAACGGAAGAAAAGTTATGGACTTGACACTTGCAGTTCAGAAACAGGATGTTAAGATTGAAGAACTAGAAGAGAAACTAGGAAAAGATGCAGACGCCGGTGATTACATAGATGACTTCAAGAAGTCAGATGCACCACAGTTCAAAGGTAAGTCAGATAAGAAAAAAAGAGATATGGCAATCGCTGCATACCTAGATGCAAAAGACAAAAAAGAAGAAGTCGAAGTTGATGAAGCAAAAAGTCAAGGTATGTTTATTGTTTTAGAGAAAGGTTCTAAAAATAAAGTTATAGGACAATTTAAAGATAAGAAAAAAGCCATAGACATGATGAAGAAAAATGCTGGTTCAAAAGTTATTCAAATTGGTAAGTTTGCAACTTTAGATGACAAACCTGTAGATATAAAGGTTGGTGATGAATTATCATATACAAGAGTTAAACTTTCAAAGAAAATAAAGGAAGAAGTTGAACTTGATGAAGCAAAGTATGACCTTTATCACAAAGATTTTTCATCTGCAATGCAACACGCATATGCAATGGCAAAGAAACTTCATGGTATTACAATTGATCCAAAAGAGATTGATAACAAAGTTGCAACTGGGCCAAGAAAGCCTGGAACTGGTAAGACAAACACATATCGTCTAAAAGGTGACAAAGGTAATATTCAAATTCAAGTATATAACAAGGGTGGTTCAAAACCATTTGAATTAAATATGTACAAAGAAGGGTTAGATAAAGATGATGAACCTACTGTAAAAAAAGTCGTGAAGATGTTAAAGAAAGCAAGTAACGCCCACGCTAGTCAAGCAAAAGACTTAGAAAAGGATTTAAAAGATGAAAAAGAACTTGATGAAGCAGTCAAGTATAAGTTTGTTGCAATAGATCGTCTTGGTAAAGTTATCGGATTTGCGTCCGATGAAAAAGATGCAAAAGACATGGCAAGGCGTGGACATACAATGGACTCACCAAGTAAAGGTAAAGGTGTTGTTGGTAGAAACAAGGCCAAGGTTGTTAAACTCAAGAAACCTATGTCAGATAAAAAAGGTGACATGATGATTAACAGAGATTTTGACATGAATAAATTTGGGGGTGAAACTACATATTCTATTGGAATTAAAGAAGAGGACAAACCAGATAAACCAGATTCTGCCAAGGCGGTAGATCAGGCACGAGATGATAAGAAGAAAACTCGTATTGCACAGTTGCAGTTGCAAATTGCAAAGGCAAGTGAAATGATTAACAAACTAAACTCACAGGAGAAACCAGATGCCTAAGTATCTAAAAACTAAAGAAGGTAGTCTTGAAAGTGCAGTACTGGAGGCGGTGTCTCCAGCACAACAGGCTGCAATCGCAATATCAAAAAAGAAGAAGGCTGGAAAGCCAGGGTACGATGATAAAGGAAAATCACTTAAAAGTGATGTAGAATTTGAAGTACCAGAAGAAATCGAAAAAGAAGGTGTCGCAGACTTTATTGGTGCGGCGTCTAAGGCTGCGGCCGCTGGAAAGAAAGAATTTAAATTCGGTGATAAAACTTATCCAGTAAAAATTAAAAAGGATGTTGCAAAGAAAGTTGCTTCTAAGATGGAAGAAGTCCAAGAAGAAACTCTCGCAATGAGAACTGCAAAACATATCAGTGATATGTGGAGTGAGGCCGCAACCAAAAAAGAAGTCAAGTCTGAAGAAGAGGATGACGAGAAAAAAGAAGATGGGAAAACTATGACAGGTAAACCCATGTCAAAGGTAGATACTAAAGTCAAAGAGAAGGACTAATCATGCGTCATCTTGTGGAACTCACAAAGATAAGCGAAGCAGAGCTTCCACAAATATACTGTGACATGGACATGGTTCTCTGTGACTTTATTGGTGGTTATGAGAAACTTACTGGTTTACAGTTTGCAAAAACCGATAAAGATGAACGGTGGAATGCAATCACAGGAAAGAGAGACTTCTGGGCAACACTTGATTGGATGCCTGGCGCTCAAAGAATGTGGAAGTTAATTAATAAATATAATGCGAATATTTTATCTGCATACTCAAATAGAGATGCAAACAGTAGGCCAGGTAAGAAAAAGTGGTTATCAAAGTTTGCAAAACCAACTGGTAAGATACATCTTGTTATGAGAGCAGATAAACAAAAGTATGCCACAACTGGTGGGAAGGCCAATATCTTAATTGATGATTATATCAAAAATATTAAGGAATGGGAGAACGCTGGTGGTATTGGGATTCATCATCTGAGTCCAACACAAACCATTGCTCAATTGAAGAGATATGGATTTAGATAAATAGAAGAGACAAATTCTTAACTAAGGAGAAGTAAAATGGCCCTATGGGGAAATTCAAGTTCTGATGAGTCCAAACCAAAGTGGACTTCTGATGGAAATAAAAATGCAGATAAGCAAAACGTCTTTGCAACAGCGCAAGGATGGGTTCTGCGACACTATAAAAATGCTGCCAAGACAGAGCATTATGACGAAATCCTTTGTGCAATGAAAGGACTTCCTACTGCACTGGCAGAAGCAACAATTACCTCTGTTCACTTTGAAGAGGCATCATATGCAAGAGCAGCAACAGGTACAGTTATCGTTGTTTATAACGAACTCGTTGATGTTACCAATGGTGCAACTCTAACTGTAACAGCATCTGGACAATCAAATCCAACAGCAACTGCAGCCGCACAAACAGGTACAAACCGTGTTGAATTTACATTCACAGTTCCTAATGCGGCAACCAATCTTTCGATTGCTGCTCAGACAATTTCTGGCACTATTAAAGATGCAGGCACAAATACTGCGTCTGATAAAGTATTCGTTGCTGGTGATGTTATCGGAGCAGGTGGTTCTGGTACAACCAAGACTATAGCGGTTGCATAAGTAATATAAACGGAGTATATAATGGCAAAAAATGGTAAGGCACAACTTAGTGTCGATGATATTGAACAACGTAAAAAAGATTTGAATGCTGAACTTGAATCAGTTCATGGTCAGATTCAAAAGATAGATAATATGAGAGTGCAGTTGACAGCACAAGGTAACGCCATCAATGGCGCAATCCAACAGTGTGATGCATTTCTGCAACAATTAGGTGAGTCGAGTCCCGACAGTAGCATTCCCTCACCAGAGGCAAATCCAGCAGTAGATGCTGTATTGTCTTGAGGGTTTAAATTAAACTAAGGAGAAAGTAAAATGGCAGATAAAAAAATTACTGCACTAACCGATCTTGGTACTGGAATTGCAGGCGAAGATCTACTACACGTTATTGACGATCCGTCAGGAAACCCTGTTAATAAACGTGTATCTGTAGCGAATGTTTTTGGCAACATTCCGTCAATTGTGGCATTTGGTGGTACACCACAAGCGATTACTGCAACCACTACTGCACCAAATATCACTACTACAATCACTACGATTAATACGACTGCTGGAGCTCATACAGGAACTATTGATGAGACTCAAGTAAAGACAGGTCAACTTAAACATATTGTTATGATTGCTGGTACAAATACTTCTACACTTACAGTTACAACTGGTGTAGGTATTTCACAGATTGTATTTAATGCAATTGGTGATTCTGTAACTTTGATGTGGACAGGTGGTTCTACAGGATGGGCGGTTGTAGGTTCGCATAGTGCAACCATTTCATAATTAAGTAATAAGGGATAGAAAAATGAAAACCTTTAAAAATCATTTAAACGAAAAGGCGACTGATGCTGGGTATCCAGTAGATACAGATTCATTTTCTAATGACCTTGCAAAACCAGAAAATATCGAAAGAATTAATTCGTTTCTTGGTGCGATGGGTAAACTAGAATACATGGTGCCCGAACACGCAATTAACAAAATTAAAGAAAGACTAGGTAGACTAGCAATCTCTTTCGGTGATGTAGACTTGAGTGAGGCAGGGGGAAAAGTCTCTCTGCCCCTCACACAGTTTGGTGGACGCATGGGAGAAGATGATAATGGTGAGAAGATTGATGATGATGGTATCTCTCACAAAGTTGAGGGTGGATTGTCAATCGAAATCATGCATGAAAAAACTGGAGCAGGCACACATTTTGTAAGAGCCAAAATCGTTTAATTAACGAGAAGGCAATATGTTTGAGAAATTAACTAATGATAATATTGTAATGTTTGCAATTAAACATTACGATAATCCACAGTGTGAAGGTGAGAACGAATTCCAAGATGACATGAAGCGTTTCAAATATGTGAAACGTCTGTTGAGGAAATATAAAGATTCGGGCGAACTTAAAGAACGACTTATATTAAATCACTTGATTGTTATCTTTAATGTGTTTGGCCCAGATGCTGGTTCTACATTACTCTTGTTTAAAATTGAACCAGAATATTGGGATGTTTTAAAAACATTTATGATATTTTTAAACGCATTGCCAGAGGGTGAATTACAAGAAGTAGAAGAAAACATAGAAGTCAAGAAAGTATTAGAGAAACTATAATGGGTAGAGCGATTGATTTATTTGTAACGTACCGTTTCATCAAACTGCTGACAACGCCGTTTGAAAAAACTGATGCATTCAAAATGGGTATCATCGACAAAGATGGTAACAGACTACCAAAGAAACTGTACAAGATTGATGAAAGAAATGCTTATACAGTTTTGCACAAATTGGTATTCAATATCAAAAAGATTTTTGCAAAAGTTCCTGGCCTTAGAACTAAGGTTGGTACTTATGCAGCCGCCCTATTTTTACTAAAAGATACTTTTAAAGAGCACGTTGAAGATCCAAAGATGTTTGAGAAAGAGTTTCTTAAATATCTAGAAGAGAATAATATAGAACTTGATGATACTATTACCGAAGAGGTAACTCTAGATAATGGTAAACTTCCAAAAGGTATCTATGTTTTGACACAGGATGTTGTTTCAACAGAAGATGAAGAAGAAATTGATGCACTGGAAGGTGATGAGGTAGAGGCATTTGAAGATACCCCAGCCTCAGATACTATTTTAGGAGTAGATGTGTTTTCAGTAATTCATACAAAAACAAAACAGAAGATATTTGTTTCTTCTGAAGATATTAAAGAAGTAGATATAGGGGATCTATTATGAGTCTAAAATTCGATGACATTATGAAAAGGTTCTATAATGACCCATCACTAGGTATTCAGACTGAAGATGCTCCTACCAATAACGCTGGTAGTGGTGCAGTCGCAATGCCACCTGATGCAAAAATGAAAAAGAAAAAGAAAAAACTATATGATGGTAGAACCAAAGAAGCGAAGGCATTTGTAAAAAGAATGGAAATGCTTCGTGCAAAGAGAGAATCTAAACTTGCAAAGAAAGTACAAGAAAATACTCTTGAACAAACAAGTTATTTCGCAGAAGATAATTTAGATGTTTTGAGAAAGATTGTAAAAGACAAACAAAATCAAAATATCAGATTTAAAGATGGGAATATGAAAGTGGACTTGTTTACTGCATCAGCAGTTACACAGGTTTATGATAAGGTGAACCGTTCTAATCAACAAAAGATGTTGAAACTATTGAATGGTAAAAAGGCAGAGTTTATGAAGATTGCCAACTTTGCACTTTCAAAGGTTAGATGAAGAACTTTGCAGACTATATTACAGAACAAACTCTATCTAAGTCTGATTTAGATGGGGTTGAGAAGTATGCAGATAGACTATATGCTGCCGCTGGTATTGACGTTGAATTTACCAGACATTTTCTAGATAGGGTCAATGACAGGCGTAACAAGAAACAAATTACGGTGGCAGAGCTTATTCGGATGTTTAAGCAATCTTATAAAAAGTTTGGTAGAAAGATTGCGAAACTAGGGCCAGACGCTGAGGCGGTATTAAATGATATGCAAACAGATATCAATATGCCGTTTGTTCTCAAGTGGGATGGTAAAGAGTTAGACTTAGTTGCAAAGACAGTGATGAGAAAAAAGAACTTTGGTACTTCTAATCCAAAGTTAAGTTTTGAAGAATTTGAATTCTTTCCTGAAAAGTTACATGAAAGAATTGTACTACCTGAACCCCCTAAAGATTTACAAAAAGAAGCAGATAAAGTAAAACAAATTATTGCGAACAGGACTCCAGAAGATGAGGAGTCAATTCGTAATCACGATGAAAATTCATTTTACGCTATTGAAAAATATTGTGAAGAAAACGGACTGTTATTTCACGATAAAGAAATGAAGGACATCGTAATGCAAGCAAGACCAACTATAAAATATTTCAAAGAACATTTCAATCTAGATAGACCTCACGAAGTTGATCCGTCTATCAAACCAATGTCCAGTACAACCAACAAGACTAGAGCATATCCAAGTGGACACGCAACACAGTCTATGTTAGTTGGCCTGTACGTTTCTGCAAAGTTCCCAGAACATACTGATGGTATTATCAAGGCCGCAAAGGAATGTGGACTTGGTAGAGTGAAAGCAGGATTTCATTATCTTGTAGATTATGTCGCTGGTAATTTACTTGCAGAAAAAATGTTCCTAGTTATGAATAAAGATAACTATGGAAAATACATAAAGGAGGAAATTGATGGTTAATTGGATTAAAAGTCGAATGAAAGAAAGAACATCATGGGATGGTGCAGTATGTGTTGCACTTGGACTGATGATTCTATTCATGGCACCACTCGCTAAGATTGCGGCAGGACTCGCAATCGCATGGGGTGTATGGACAATCTGGAAATCAGAATGATTCACACAACAGAAAGACATTGTAAAACTTGTGGATGCAGATGTCACTGTTATTCACCTGATTGCCCAAACTGTGCAAATGATGTATGCACACAATGTAAATGTAAGGATGCAGAAACGTGATTAGACTATATGCAATGATATTCGTAATTGCATTGCTTGGCGGTGTTGCTTATGCCGCCAAGTATTATTACGATACGACACAAGCAACTATATCACAGTTGCGTGAGAATAACGCAAAACTAGAAGTTGCAAATGAAGAGAATCAAGCAACCATCCAGAAGATGGATGAAAATAATAAGAGATTAAATGCACTGACTGACCAACTAAATGCAGATTTGAGAAAGTCAGAGGAATACGGAGATGAGCTTCGTGAAACTTTAAATAAACATAATCTAACCCACCTCGCAAATAAGAAGCCGGGCATGATTGAAAAGAGGATGCAAAATGCGACAGATAAACTTTGGGATGACCTTGAGTCTGTTACTAGCGACACTACTCCTTAGTGGGTGTGCTAGTTTCTGGAAACCAGAAAAAGAAATTGTTACCGTAACAAAACTTGTGGAGAGA